TTGCAAATCTGCTTTGTCGGCTGTGTCAACTATCTTAATACTGTTTCCGACTGACGATTGCCCAAGTGTATTAACAAGATAATTTTTTAAGGTTTCATCCGTTACGTTATCCAAAAATAACTTTACTTTCATAGTATAAAATCTTTTCTTTTAATTCAAGTGCTGTAAATTTACTTAATTTTTGGCTTGCAATTTGCAAAACTTCGGCTGTGCCTGCACCATATTTTTTATCTAACAATTTACCAAATAACTTTTCGTCGTCTTTACCATTGCATTGCATACATTGTGGTTCGCAGTTCATTTCTGTCCACCGAGTTCCCAAGAACCTACGTTTACGATAATGTCCGCAGGTTATTTGCAGCCAATGTAAATAAGTGGCACAGGTAAAACATTTTACATAACCATCAGTATCGGCATCACGCTGACGAATGAATCTTGAAAATATCCAATCAAGTTTATGTATTAATCCGTTCCTGTCCATTAGAATTGTTTATTGTGTTTGGTTGGTCGGGTTTTATTGTATTGGTGCTTTAAGTCGATATGCCAAAGCAAATTCTTTTCGCAGTAAAACATTAAATAATTAATTCTTGCAAGAGCTTCGCCAATGTATTGTTCGCAAAAGAAGTTGAATTTAACGTCTACAATGGCTTTAACTATTCCAAACATAAAAGCGGTTTCGTTATCAATCTTGATTCCTTTAAGGGCATCCATTTCGTTTTTATACTCTTGTTTGATTAAACCTATTTCTAAATTATAAGCACCTGCAAAATCGAATATTCGTATTGCGGTGTCTGCCATTTCGTCTTCGAAACTGTTCTTAATGAATTCTTCAAAGCAACTTGTAAAAGTAGTTTCGGAAGAACAATTGTTAAATTTATTTAACTCTGCATATTTTTTTATCCTTATAGCTTCAACCGCTTCTGCGAGTTCTGTTATAATTAACATCAAACACCGGGTACGGACTTGTAAATCCTGCTTTGAACCCATTGCCCAAAATCCTTTTTCGGTTGCGTTTAAATGACTACGCTGAATTAATAATTCTAATTGGTCTAACATATATAGTTTTTTTGTTTATCGTCTTTCATTTCCTACGGTCTGGAGCGTCCTCGCTAAATACTATTTGGTTACACATTTCTTTTAAACGGCTGCGTACTCGTTTGTCATATTGAGTTTCTATTTCTACACCGTCCAAGTTAGTAGTAATATGGGTGTGTCTAAAAAGTTTTTGGTCGTAGCGGTTTAAAATAATATTCATAAGTACGTTTTCGCTGTTTCCCCAATTCTTTTTTTCGGTTTCTGTACCTACATCGTCAAAACAAATTCCTAAAAATTCCTGTCCAAAAAATTCGTTACGGCTGTGGTTTTTTATTGGTGCATTGTACCGGGTAATTGCATCGTAACCATTCTTAGAGAATTGATAAGCAACTTCACGAGCCGATATTAAAATATAACTGTTTGATTGGTTACATCTAAAATAATTTGTTAGGACGCTTTTACCACACCCGATTGGACCCTGTATAAATAAACCCTTTTCGAAACTACCTGTGAATCTTTTGTCTTTACTAAAGTAATAACATAACTGCCAAATGATATCTTCGTTCCATTTGTCAACTTCAAAATCTTTTATAGTTTTAATATTATCAAACATTTGTTCTGCCGTCAAGGTAGCAAATTCAATCGGTTCACGTAGTTTACGCTTATACGCTTCCATTGCTAACTTACTGCCTTTAATACGCCGAGCTTGTGCCAAAGCGGTTTCGGTTTCTTCAGTAGTAAGTTCTAAATCCTTATAAGGGTCTAAAGAGTTTTTTTTCTGTTCCATTCTTTTTTGGTTTTATATGTGCAGGCATCCATATTCCTTGCCATTGTTTGTTGATTGCTAAATCAATTAATTCAGAGGCTTGTTTTTCATCGGTGGTCATTTTAAATAATCCATCGAGTGCGCCCTGTTCGCTGAATAAAGTTTTATAAGAAAATCTGAACGCATCTTTTTTATATTTTTTCCAAAGTTCCCACTTCTCTTTAAAAGAAGTTGTATCCCAAGGATATTTTAATTCTTCGGTTTTGTACTTCTTAGCCTTTCCGCCTGTACTACCATTCATACTGTTGAAATAACTTGTGCGATGTTTCTTCTCCCAAGTTTCACGAGTGCGTTGGTTGAACATTCGGTTTTCTTTTGTAAAAGTAAATTTGTGTTTAATGGTTTCAAAGAGCGGTTTAAATTCTTCAACAGACATTCCTACCATATCGGCAAGCCGTTCGGGCTGGACTGGTAAATCTTTGTTCTTCCATTGAGTCAAAAGCAAAACAGTATAAACACCTATTTCACAATTATTAAACTCACTGACATCAACAAGGAAATCAGAAACATCTATTGGGAATTCATCCTTCTTAGCCATTGGCTTTATTTATTTTTTTACGATTACTTTTGTACATCCAGATTCCACGACTGACATTACCCGGTGTGCAACCAAGTAAACCAGCAATTTCGTGATTGTTAAACTTAAGTTCGTGTAACAAATAAATTTTTTCGTGTTGTTTTAATTTTGCATCAAGAATTCCTTTTACGTCTGTTGTGCTTTGCAGTTGTAAGACGTGTTCTGCCGTTACAAATTTACGAGGCTTTGGTTCTCGTTTTGGTGTGGCTGCTTTTGGTTCTTCTTTAGGTAATAGGTTTTTAATTGCTTCAAGTGTAATTAATTTATATTCGCCTTTGTCGTTTGGCAAATAATATTTTCCTGTTCCTTTTTTTAGACTCAGAGCGGTTTTGTTTTTAATTCCTCGGACTACATTGTTTGTTCCGAGTTCGTGCTTCGGAAAGCCGGGAATTGTTTGATAGGTTGTTTCCATAGTTTTTATTTTTTGAGTTTATTTTTTAATTCTTTTAATTCGCTGTCAAGTTTTGCTATAATATCATTTGAAATTACAAGAGCATCATTGTTAATACACAAACCTATAAGGCGATTAATTTCATTATAATTTAATTCCACTTTCTTCTTTTCAATTTGAATATCCGCAACCAAAACTCTTACATAACCTTGATATATTTTTCTTGCGGCTAACATTTGCCAATCTAAATTTGGATGCTTTCGTTGTTCGTCAAGAATTGTATCCTTGATTTCTTGTATTATTTTTTCTTCCATTTTAAAATAAATTTTGTTGTCCTGCTTTTTTAAGTTTGATTTGAAAATAATTCAACGCTATTTGACCGGGTCTTGTTGGGTGCTTCTTAATTAAGTTTCCCCATTTAGTGTGTAGTTTTTTTGTGGCATCCAATTCGCTTTCGGTATTTCGGTAAGTGTTTGCACCACCTTCGTTATCACGATGTGGGAAATCACACAAGAATTGATTACACCGTACCACTCCGCCGACTTCTATTAATTGGCGTATGGTCATATCGTAATCTTCTTTTAGAGCCATTGCTTCGTCGAATTCGTACAAGCGAGGCATAATACAAACCAAATCACAAACGATGAGCTTGTCGTAGCTAAAATCTTCTCCGACGTAATTTAACCTGTTAGTGGTTACAGCTACTCCGCCGTAAATAAATTGTGTACGGTCAAGTTCTTCAATCATTGTGGTTACAACATCTGCGAATGTAGTTGGTAGAACTAACCTTTGTTGGTCGTAACTTGTATCCATTGAAATTGAAACTCGCTTTAGACTTCGTAAATCGTCGCTGACTTGTATGCTCGGTAAATTATTTAGCCCTGCGTAGTAAATTGCTTTGTTACGAGCCTGACAAATATTTGTTCCGCATTCATAAACGTGTAATGCGCCTGCGGCTTGATAGGCTTCTTTCTCGCCTGTGTTTACAAAAAATGTACATTCGCCAATTAATTCTTGGATATGTTTTACATTGTGTGGTCGCTTATGGCTGATTACAGCAATGTGCGCCCTGAGTTTTGTGTTTATCATAAGTGGTCTTCTTCTATTTTATCCCAAGTTTTACCATCCTTAGTGTAAGTGTGTTTGTATAAATTAAAAACAATCATTCCTGCGGCGTAATTATTTTCTGCCATAAACCAATCGGTATAAAAAGGTTTACCTTCTGTGGGTATAATTAAAAAATTCATAAAGTTAAGTATCCTGTTTCTTTCATTTTAATATTAAATAATTCTTCGGTCGGTTGTTTGCAGGTCAACATAAATTCCCGGTAATACATTACAAAAGCAATTCGTAAAAAGTCTTCAGAGCAATTTTTAAATGGAGTATTTCCGTGCCATTTGTGTACGTCTACAAATAACATATCTGTCGCTTGAAGATTAATTGCTATACGGTATTCGGGCAAACAGAAATAAGAACCCTCGTATTGTCCTCGTGTGTAAACACAAAGATTTCCAAACCCTTCGGGGTAATCGCCTGCGTCTTTATGTACTGCGGTTTGGAAGTTTCTGTTTACGGTTACGGTTGTAAAAGTTGTATCTTCTATTACATAGTTACGATTCGTGCCTCGTGCAATGGCATTCTGTTTTTCCCAATGTGCAGGGCAGAGTTCTTTATAGAGTTTATCAACCTCTTTGATGAAGGGAATTCCTTCGGTAAACTTTTCAAAGTATTTTTTTGCAAAAGCAGTCTTCCGACAGTAGTGTATCATTGCGCCTGCGTCCATATAACCTACGTTTCCGCTAAAGACTTTATTTCCCACAGTGATGTTACTTACCGAACCATCACTACGGATTCGTTTATGGCTGCTGCCGCTTGCAATTCCACGACCTTCGGTCAACTCTATGCTGTCTTTAAAACTTTCGTATCCAAGTTGAACTATTCTAATTGGCAGGGCAAATTTGCGGAATCTAAAAAGTAGGTTTCCCCCGGTATCATAAGCGTCGCAGTCTTGTTCGATTAAAGTATCGTAACTTGTTTCGTCAAGAAAAGTTCCTTTTAAACTTTCTGCCTGCGCTTCGGTTAAATGTCGTTTAGCTGTTATGGTTAGCATTGCGTAAAGTTTTTAATAAGTAATCGCTTAAATTTGCTTTTGTTGCGGCTTCTGCGCCGTAAGTTGTTTTCATTCCTTGCTTACATAGTTTTTTAAATTCTTTAAGTTCTTCTTCACTGAAATAAAGAATAGTCGTTGTGATTTGTGTGTCGTCCTTTGGAGATTCGTCTACACCGAAATCGTCTTCAAATAAAAGTCCGCTCATATTTGTTTTATTTCTTTTTTTACCTTTGTTTCTTCTTCTTTGCGCTTGCCATAATTTGCGCCCCGTAAGTGTGGATAAATTTCTTGTAAGCGTTGGCGTACCCTGCGGATGCTTTCAAAGTTTGGTAACTCGTTGTCGGTAAGTTTCTGGAGTAAATCTAAGGCAGACATTTTTTCGATGTCGGCTTTTAAATAATGTTTCCAAATTACAGCCACTAATCTACTATCGCTGTCACGAGGTTTCTCGTGCTGTGTAAGTACGCTTGTAACTATTTTTTTTACATTTAAGATATTCATAATGTGTTTGGATTAACGGGTTGTAACATATTTAAACGTCCTGCCACTTGTAAATAAGTGTTTGGCATTGCGTCATAGAATCCTTTACAGGCAATTTGCTGTCCTTTTAGAGTTCCCTTGTGGCATTGGAAATAGGTATCGTCTTTTTTACAGGACTCCAATATTTCTCTGCGCCTTGCGTTGCTAACTATTTTGTTTTTTGAAAACAGACACTGATTGCATCTGCTTTCACATATTTTTTGCTTTTCCATTAGTGTTTTTTTATTGGTAATGGTTTTTTAAATTCACGATACATCCAAATTCCCCTGCTCACATTATTAGAACTACTATGTGTGAGTTTCATTATTTCTTTTTTACGGATATTAAGTTGATGTAAAAAATAAATTTGCTCGTGTTTGTAGTAATCGGCTTTCATAATACGTTCAACCTCGTCAAGATGTTCTTCTTTTGTTTTACCTGATTTCTCTCTTGCTTTTTTCATTTCCTGTTCTAACTCCATCATCATATTAATAAATTCCATTAAATTAAACAGGTCTTTTGACGGTCCTTGTTTGCAGGGTGCAAATTGTCCATCTGGTAAACTGCATTCTGATTTCTGTTTGGCTTGTTTCACTTCGGTTTCTTCGTTTTGGGTTGCGCTTACAAGAGCTTCTTCTAATTCGAAGTCGCCTTGTCCAATTTTGTAGCGTACAGTTTTACCGTCTTGGTCTATTTTGATTTCGGATATCCGTCCGATGCCGTCTTTTGGGTTTTTACTGCCCGGTGTTGGTGCGGCTACTTTTACCAACTGTTTTTCTTTAAACTTTGTTTCCATTTTTTGCTTTGTTTTTAAATTTATATTACGAATTTACGGTGTTTTATCCTGTTTAGAACCGTAAATAGGATATAGTTATTAACACAGGGCTTAACTTGCTGATATTTAATTAATTAAAATTAAGGTGGCTTACCTATTAAAAGGCTGACAAAGAGGAACAAAGCAATGAAACCCTGCTGCCACCACCAAAAATTTTAATCAAAAGTTATCTTCATATTTTCGTTAGGATACGGTAAAATTATTTTAAACATTTCCGCTGCGTAACGAATAATATTTTCAACGAATTCTGAAAGTTCGGTCTTGTTCATCGAGCTTGTTGCTTTAATATCCTGCCCGATAATTTCACCGCTTTCTTGGTTTACAACATCAATCAAAGCGAATTTTAATTTACACATATTTTTTATGGTCATCATTGTGTATTGCTGCCCTGTTAATACGGTTAATTCTTTTGCAAAGATTGTAAATAGTGCGTGAAGATAATTATTTTGTTTTAAAGAACGTTTGCTTTTTATTTTTTTAATTGTAATTTCTATTCTTTTGTCGTTGAAATAAACTAAATTTTCCTTTATCAATTCTCTGACATTGGTTTGTAGTTTCCCGTCTTTTACGTCGCTATAATATTGCAACTTGTATTCCATTTAATTCTTTTTGATTAGATAAACAAAGTTTAATTTTTTGACGCATTACATCTAAAGGTTTTCTTAAATCTTCTTTTACTAAGTGTACATAGATATCCGAGGTCTTTATAGAATTGTGTCGCATAAATACTTTAATCTGCATAGCATTCATTCCGCCTTGCGCTAAGTGTGTAGCAATTGAATGTCTACAAAGATGAGTAGAACCATTTTTATGTATTCCGCAATTCAATAAAGCCTTATTAAAAACAATCTGCACCGAACGAGTAGAATAAAATTCCTTAAATTGCCCTTTGAAAATATATTCGTCGGTTCCGAATCTATTGCCTAAATAAATAATAATTTCATTTATAAGTTCTTCTGATACTGGAATTAAATCTGGTTTGTTTCCTTTGCCAATTACTCGTAAATCATAAATTGAACCGCCTAAACAAATAAAGTCTTTCCATTTAATCTTAACAACTTCGTGAACCCTAAGCCCACAGTTATACATTAACTTTAAAATTATTCTTTGTTTGTTGTTTTTTACAGATTTAAAAACACGGTCAATTTCGTGGATAGTTAAATATTCTGGCAATGTTTTATTTCTCTTAGCAAAAGGAATTCCGGATAAAATATATGGTCTTTCAATTACATACTCATAAAAATTATAAACTGTTCCTCGCATTTGCCGAAAAGTAGAATTGGATTTTATTGTGCAAAAGAAATCCAATAATTGTTCTTTTGTAATATCTGGCGGGAAAATATCTTGTCGTTCACACCAGTTTAAAAAAACAAGAATCAAATCCATATAAGTTTTTCTTGAATTAGGAAGCAAGTTTCTAATTCTTAGAATTTTACGGTACTGGTTTATATATTCTTCTTTGGTCATCTTATTGATACTCAGTTATCATTTACTTATACTATCGTTAGCTGCAATTACTTGCCTTTTAAGTAGTCATCAACAATCATTCGTTCAACTTCTTTGTCTAAGTTTCCATACAACCACCCTGCAAAGGCAAGTAACTGTTCCCTTTGGCAGCTAACATCGGCTATACGCAAATTTTTAACTAACTCCAGTATAGTTTCATCAATCGTAGCTCCGATTAAACCTCTGTTATTTAGTTGTGTCTTGTTATCAAACCCTCGTGTTAACAAGTTCATTTTTACTTTTTCTTCAATATTCATCTTATTTAATTTAGTGTTTCAAATCCGTTAAAAATCAGCGTATAGCCGAGAACCGTTACCCAAAATGGTTTTAACATGGGTGGTTCGTTTCTATATCACATTCCTTACAGTAGCACCACCACTCCCATTCTTCACCTACCATCGCTATATTTACCTGTTCGTATGTTTCACAGTCCTTACCACAATCTTGGCAGGTAATGTTAAAACCACTTCGGGTAAGATCGGGTTGGTCAGGCAATAAATTTTTGTCTTTTTCCATTTTTTTAATTGTAAAAATTTACCTTCACTTCGTTTCGCCCTTCGGGTGCGCCAACCCGTGAACGTTACCAGCAATATATTTAAAATTGCCATCGCACAGTTAAGCAGTTACAAGTTGGCTCTTTCTTTGGCTTTCCGTTTCAATCACACCATAAAAAATAATTGATTGCACCATCCAGTCATACCCCGCAAATCCTTTTGAGTTTTTACGCCTTTTGGTTGCCTCTGCTCCATCAATTATTTCTGCTCTTACATTTGCTCCCCATCCATCGCCAAAGTTGTAATACCAACTATCATTTCCTTTCGCTTGCAAGTCCTTAAAATGTTCCTGCTTCTCAAAATATTTCTTTGATAGCTTTTTAATTATGTAATATTTTTTGTCCGCTCCAGTCCATTTTCCGTTCCAAGAGCCAACATTCGGCATTGTCAATTCAAATGATAGTATCATAGTTATTTAGTTTTAATGCCTCCCTAAATTTTAAATATACTGCTGGTAACATGGGCTTGGCAAAATGCCACCAATCAGCTTTGTGCCTTGAAATTATCGGTTTGCTTGGTGGCACTATCGCCAAGCCCGATACCGTTATAGGCAAATAAATTTTACTACTTCCGTTTTTCATTCAAACTTATTGCTATCAATATAATCACCAACATTGTGAAATTAGAAGGTTGCTCACCCATCCAGTAATATTTTACAAATGTTGTTCCCATAATCAATAGAAATAATATTATTCCTACCAAGTGCCAAATGCTTTTGAATAATTCCAAACGCAACCTTCTAATTTCTTTTTTAGTTTCTGCTTCCATTACCGTAAAATTTATCAGCCTATAACATACGCTATACAAAAGTGGGGCTGTGTTCCAAATCTGTACAGTTGTGCATCTAATTTGCTTTTGTGCGGTAAGCAAGGGTTGTGCATCTTTATCCCCACCTTCGTATAGCGTTTGCCGTTATAAAACAGTATGCCTTTAGCAGTTGTATTTGCCACATTTGGTGCATTTATGAACATTGTGGCTACCTTCATCCCATTCGTGAAGGCAAACCGATTTTATAACATCAGGTTGGACAAGATTTTTACTTACTTCCTCCTGTGCCATTTTATAACCATCTTCAAATCCAATTCGGTAATCACGATTTTCCAAACTTCTCTTTTCAGATGATTTGATTGCTAACATTTCTATTTGTTCTTTTGTTTTCATAATATTTATCAATTTAATCCGCAAGTAAAAACCTCGCCAACCTGCGGAACGTTAGTAGCAATTATTTTTTGCTACACTCCGTTCCATAAATTTCATTTTCGTTACAATACTGCCTTGTCCATTTATCCTCAACTACACTATATTGTATTTCGTATTCGCCCCCCATCACATCATCATCAATTATTATTGCCTTTGTGCTGTCTGGCTTCATATAAACAATATCTCCTACTTTATATTTCGGGCTATCTAATTTCTGCGAACATCCGCAAAAAATAACAGCTACTAACATCACCTTTGCAAAAGCAAGGGCTTTATCGGTAAATTTTAGTTTTGTCTTTTTCATTATATTTTGTCTTTAAAATTAATTTTGTGCTTTCAATCCCTTGCCTTCGCAAAGCTGCGGAACGTTAGCACCAATACTACCTTTGTGCATCTATTTCAGCTTTTACTCTATCCCAAAAAGCAAAATCCATCTCGCATTCCTGTTGGTCAAGCCTACGCAATTCACAATGCCCTGTTGTAATTTTTAATGCTTCGATAATCTCATTTACATTTTCAATAGCTCTTTCACTTGCCCAAGCCCACATTTGTTTGCTGTTCAAGTTTAATCCTGCTAAGTACCCCATCGGCTGATAAACTTTATTTACCAACTCTTTTGCTTTTTGTTGTTCGTTCATTCTATTTAGTTTTTAGTTAATTAATCCGTACTGGTGCTAACAGCGTATAAAAGCCATTGAAAAAACGGCTCTTATACGCAAACCGTTAGCAAACATAAAAATTATTTACCCATACATGAGTTCATAGCCCTTAGTGCTTGTTCCATAATTCTGTGTATCTCCGCTTTCAAATCAGCGTATTTATCAATTAATTCAGCATTATTAGTTTTAACTAACATTTCTTCAAATTCTTTTTCCAATTTTTCCATAATTTTTACGATTTGCTAACAACAAACATAAGCCATTTTTTAGTGCTTCTAATTTGCTGTTATGGTTAATATTAAGTTCATTATTTTAATTTAAGTTTGTGTTAAACGGCTCATGTTTGCAACCGTTATGCCCCATTGCTACCTGATAGCTTCGATTTTAAATTTGTGGAAGTTTTTTTAATATTTTTTTTGCCCTCCTTTTTTAAATCAATTTGCGAGGTAGTTTTCATTACAGATTTTCTGATTATAAAATTTGCATTTTCAAAATCTGCACTTTCAAAATCATACCTATCTAGGGTGAATTTTGAAACTCCCAAATCCGCATTATCGTTGCATAATGCGGATAAGCTCCCATAATATTTATGAGAGTTATCCGACTTGTTTTCTAAATGAAAGAGCCTACGCATTGTCTTCTCCTTCTTCTTGTGCTTCATCAATAGCTTTGATTTCATCAGCAAAATTGTTTTCTAACCAAGAGATAACACTTTCTTCTTCTGGAATTTCAAATGCTTCTCTTGTGCCTTGTGTTGTTGCAGATAAGTAGTGTTTAGCGATTTCTTCACCGTTGTAAGAAATTCTTGTGTAACCTGCTAATGCTTTTGTAATTGCGATACCTTTTGTCATGATTTTTGTTTTTTAATTGATTGCTTAATTGCTTTCAACGATACAAATATACGTAACTATTTTGTATCTGCAAGTATTTTCTACAATTATTTTAAACTATTTTGTATTTATTTATGTAAATCGTTGATTTTCAAACAAATTAATTTTAGCCCACCCACAAAAAAATATTAAAAAAACAGTTCTTCGGTTGAAATTTAGTGCTGAAATACCGCAACGATGGCATAACAGCACCCTTGCAAAATTGGCTTGAAAAAAGCCAACTATCGCAAGGCTGCAACTCGTTATTGCGCCGATTCCCATATTTCCGCCGGGGTTCTGAGGCTCGCAAGCCCCATCAAAAAATGCTTTTATCATTTCTGTGTAGTTTTATTTATTAAAATAAAGACATCAGCTATTTGAATTATGGCAAGACAAATTCCCATTGATAAATAAAGCCAATGACGATAACCCCAATGCCAAGACTGTAAATGAAATTCATCTGTGTAGTCACATTTTTGCCATATTTTAATGTAGTCGTGGCGAGTATAATCTCCACTTCCAGAACAATACCAATCTCCAAAAAAAGAAAATAGATAATCTGGAATAAAAGATAAAAAAATTGCTGTTACGAATAATAAAATTATTCTAATTGAAATTTTGATTGTTTTGTTTTTCACGATGAAATTGTTTTTTTATTATAAAATATACATTGCCAAAGCGGGAAGCCTGTTCCTTTTACTCCGCCTGCGCCTTTAATAATTACAAAGACGTGACCTGTACATTCTGATATGGTTAAATTATTCAATGATTTTTATTTTAGAATTCAGTTTAATGTTATCGGGATAAATTTTATTGGCTGGTTTGTAGTTTGGATTCTCTTCTTTCCAGATTGCTTGAACGTGTTTAAAAATTTTGTAAGCGTCGGTATAATGCCGCTCGAAACTTTTAATTTGCCATCCCTTGCCTTGAAATATCCTTTTTTCCAAATCAATTTTACTTGTAAGTGTACTTGCCTTTAACCAAAGTATTCCAGTTTGCTCTATTGGCTCGTCTGGATTACGAACGTTCCAAGCCATAGCATAGGCAGCCATCTGAAGCTCGTAAGTCTTGTGGAGGTAGTTACTACTCTTGATGTCAAGTAACCAGCGCACTCCGCCAATCATTACCACCATATCTAAAGTTCCTGCGTATTCTTCTGCTGGGTTAAATGTGCTCTGTTCGTTAGCAATAAGCACAGGCGCACAGGTTGTCCAGAATTCATAGTAACGTAAAAGCATTTCCCATTCTTGGAGTGTGTATTGCGGTTTGCCGTCTTCGTTGAGCCATTTTAATTGTTTACCGTTGTTAAGATGTTCACAGCATTCGTGTATCTTGCTTCCGAGTTCGCCTGCTCGTTCTACAATTTGTTGAGCATTATTTCCTACATCTTTTAACCATTGGTCAAAGCCAAATCCTTTAGGGTAAACATTCAAAATAGTTGTAACACTTGGAAAATAAACTTCTTCTCCCTTGTCGTTGTGCCAAAGATAATAGCGATTATCAAGGAAATTAATTTGCTTGAGCTCTTCGTTATGAAATATTCTGTTCATTATTTTCCTTCGTTTAAGTAAGTAAAAAATTTATCACGGCAAGATTCCAAGTTTTTAACTTCAACGGAACCACTTTGGATTAATGAAACAGTACATTCTAAAGCGACACGACGTTTCTCGAAGGTGTAATCCTTTGGTGCACCAAACTTCTTATCGTCTTTCTTTAACTTAAAGGACGAGTTATACTGTGGGTTTGAATTCGGCACTATTGTACCCTTGTATTCTTTGCCCGGGTCGAGTTTATCAAACGTGTCAAGGGTTTGACCGCACTTTGTAGTTACTGCGTAAATTGTATAAGTTGCGGATTGTTTTTTTATTACCGATGTTTCAACAGTAATTGTGCTTTCTTTGGTTTCCATAGTTAAATTATTAAAATTGCAGCCACTAATAGAATGGCAGCTATTGGTATTATGAATATTAATTTTTCAGTCGTTTTCATTAAAAATTGATTTCATTATTCTTATTCGTCGCATTGAAATTGCGTGAATAAACATATCTTCAAGTTGGGGTTTGCGGTCAATTGCGTTTGCTATGGCACAGGTAATTTCTTTTTCTGAACCTGTTACCACTAAAAGTGTTTCTCGCTTATTGGCTTCTTGTTTGTCTTTTTGTGTTACAATTAAAACTGTACTTTCACAGTCGGTAATCATATCTAAGATTTTACCCACTTCTGAGTGAGTAAGGTCTGTTTTTTTTTTCCTCGGTTGTCGGGCTCATTGCTTTGTTTTTTAAGGGATGAATAATAATTTATTTGTTTCTGATACTAATTGTAAATAATCTTCTGGTTCAAATGTAGAATGTTTTTCTTGTAATTGATACATAAAATCTCGCCATTCTCCATATAAATTACCATTTCTTTCTACTGCGTGAATGCGATATATATTCCCAGCAATATTAATAGAAGAAGAACATTTCTTTAATAACTGAACTTTATCTCCTACTTTAAATTTCATCAATTTAAAATTAAAGGTTTATAAGTTAAGTTCACGCAGGGTTCGCTCTGAATAAAGATGTAAAAGTTTGCGGTAGCACGGTATTGTATTTCTACGTACTCGCCAGTAAAGTCCTCGCCCGGTAAACGTAGCTTTACATCGCTACCTTGACGATTCATAAAATGATAGGTGTCTATAATGTTTTTTAAGGACACGTTTTCTATTCTGAATGTGGCTGCGCCTGCGCCTGCTTCAATAGATTTGTTCATTAAATCTAAGAGCCTTGTAACTTCTGTTACTACTTCGGTATAGGTTTTGGTTTTCATTGACAGCCCTCCAGAATTTCTTCCTCAAGACTTTCAATCTGAGCAGGGGTTAATAAATAATAAATTTCAACATCTGCAACATCACCAAGTAAAACACTTTTTTTTCGTGGCTTTGCTTTTACAGAATGTATTGAAACGCAGGCTGGGATGTGTTCTTTGCGACCGGATTCATCCACTTCGCCGATTGATGCTGGTTCGTAGGTATATTCTATATCTACTTCCAGTTCGGTAAGGTCAATTGTTTTTTCCATTTTTGCTTTGTTTTGTACGAAGGTACTCAAATTTTAAAACGGTTTACGGTTTTAAATAGCAAAGTTATTAACAAGAAACTTAAATGATTGGTTTACAGCGAATGTTTAGTTAGGAAGTCTCAATAAATAATTGTCCGTCTATTAAAATTGCGTCCATTTTTTTGCGCTTTATAAGACTATAAATATTCTGTGGGGTAACCTTGCGGAGCTTTGCAAAATTATGCACTGTTATTAGGTTAGGATATTTCTTTGTGATTGCCATTGTACAAATATACTATTTATTACCGTAAACTGCACCAACAAATTTACGGATATAAAAAGACGATACTAATAAGTATGGAAATAAATAATACCATTCAAAAAAAGTAAGTGGAAAAATAATTGCCCAAGTAATAAAACACAGCCATACATTTGTGCAGACCGAGCAGCCCCCAAGAACCTTGTAAAAGAATATTCCTTCGGCTTCGGCAATTAGGTTATTCGCTTGAGCAGATGCCTCTAAAAGAAGAATGTCTTTGTATTCTTTGGGTTTAAAAAACTTTACCAAAACTTTCGCTAACCAAGGAAGCCAATTCTTAAAGATACTACCTTGCCAAAAACAGTAGTCTATTAAGTAATTAAGTAAGGCACATAAATATCCTAAGCACCCGGCAAGGATTAATTTCAAAAGAATATCAGTAGTTGCAAACATAGTCATCGCACAGATTGTTGGTTGAAATATAAGTTTTAAGAATAAAATTTTCACAACTATTAACTTGTAAAAAAGTTCCGTCGGGTTTCTTTACAGTAAAATTATAAAGGAAATCTTCGCAGAGTGTTCCTTGTGGAATTATAATGGTATCGCCTGCGCCGTACTTCTGCTTGAGTTTAAAGGTAGTAAAGTTCATTGCACTTAACTCGATTTCATACGTACCGTACACAGGCACTACAATTCCAGTATTGATAGCCTCATTATGAGGGAATTTTCCTATGTCGTTTTTACAGCATTCCATTTTTTTTATTTTATAGTGTTATCAATACTTTTAATTGAATGGTCTTTTTGAAGCATATCTAAAATCATATCAAGAAATCTTCCCAACCAAGTAAGAGTTCCTTTAATGTGATTCTTTCCAATTACACTTGATATTGTTTCGTCTTTATTGCCAAATTTGTATCCGTTATTTTTAATTAGAATGTCATTAAATAAATACATACATAGGGCGTTTCCATATTGGTCTTTAGCTTCTGCAAGATTTTCATTATAAGAATTCCATTCTTTTTTAAATAGAGAACGTATCTCGCAATATAACCAAGCGGCTAATCCGATTAGGTTTTTTAAAACGCTTGCAACTATGTAAAGTAAAAACCCCATTATTCTAAATACAATCCGTCTAAATCAAGCATCAACATTTGTTTGACACCCATTCCAATTGGATGAATGTCAAGTTGGTCGTATTTTACTTTGTCTCGAGTTAAAGAACCGTTTTCAAGTTCTTTACAAATTAATCCTGTCGGTGTGACAACGACTTTTTTGTAACAAATTGTTATTTCTTTTTTATCACCATCAACAAAAAATGAGGTGATTTGCTTATGAATAGGCAGTCCCGATTCTTCGTCTGTACCTATTTCTTTGGTAATTATTGCCATTTTTATTCCTCCGTAAATTCAATATTAATATCAAATAATGCACCTGCCATTGCCGTTGCGGTTGCGCCTAAATTCACAGCAATTAATTGAGCTATTCCGTTAAGTGTTGCAACCTGTTTAACTTCGTCTTCAAAAATTATTTCAAATTTTGATTGATATGGTGTATTATTTCCACCGTCCTGAATTAAAAATCTTTCGCTCCACATATTACCAACCAAAGTTCCTAAAGTTGGATTAACTGTATAAGCTCTTACAATTGCAGTAGCGGAAGGATTTGCAGAATCATAAGGTATAATCGTTGGTGTGGTTGAAGTTCCTCCCATATTAGCTGTACTTCTTTTTAGGATTATAAGATTAACAAATCCATTTAAGTTTTTTGTTGCTGTAACGGTAATCTTTCTTAATCTAACTATTTTAGTTGCTGAACCTATAATTGTAAAAATATCAGTCGGTGTTGCGGCTGGAACTAACCCTGTGATTGTTGCGCTATATGTATTTTTTGGTGAGCCTGCTACTTGGGTTACGTTTATTACTTGGTCAGAAGCAATAACAACAGGAATTGAATTCGCCATTGTTTTTTGACCAACCGTTGGAACAACCGAACCAAACCATCCAGAAAGATTGAATGAATTATCGTTTTTTTTTACACCTTTTTCATCATAAAGTTCCCAGCCTTCGTCAAAGTCCCATTCCAATTTATAATTCGGTAACAAAACCGCTTCAAATATTTTTGTGCTGGTTGCGTTGTTCTTAAAAAAGATGCTTACAGTTTGTGTTTGATTATCTGTATTGAAAATTGAAATGAAGCGAATGTCACGGTCTGAATATTGTGGTGGCGGCGGAACAATATCGCTTATAACATTATTAATAGTTCCGTTGATAGAATCTGGTCCGCTTGGATTTTGTGCGGCTGTTTTATCAATGTAAACAATAGTAAAATCAAGAGCTGTGTTTGGCAGAAGCGAAGTTATCGCCTGAATGCTTTTGGTATTTGTGTTTAGAATCCACATTATTCTTCAATTAGTATTTCTAATTCAATACAAAGGTCTACTAAATCATTGGTGATTTGTTTGTTTTCGTCCAGACGGATAAGAGTATTTTTTATTTCGCAAATTTCTTTTTCGGTAAAAGAATAATCAATAAAACTTTGTGCAGCAGCAACGTCATAGTCAATAGATTTTTTATTGCCTTCTACGATATCTTTAATTTTGAAGTCCTCAATTTCTTGTTGCGTGATTTCAAACTTTTTAATTAAGTCACGGATGATTATCATCTGAACCAATCCTCCATTAAAAATTGGAAGATTATTAATTAAAATAATTCGTTGAACTACACTTAATTTTAACTGGCGGCTGGCTTCCATTTTATTGTTCCTAATTTAGCGGTTAATTCATTTGAGGCTGTTGACTGCCCGGTAATTTTTAAAATATTTGCAACTGCAAAATTAACTCCTGCAAGGTCTGTTTGAATTGCATCAAACAAAGGTTGAGTTCCGTCGAATGTTCCAACGAATTCTACAATGCTTCTAACTGTGCCTGCACCCGAACGAATTAACGAAACCTTAAAATCTAAATTATAAGCATTTGCAGAAAATGAAGATGTTATAGAATTTGTATCGGTGTCGTAAATTACTTGTCCGCCAAAATAAAGTCTAATTCTTTTGGTATTTCCCGACGCTGTTAAGTTCACGGCGTATTGTGCCAAAAGTTTTTCGCCGTCCGCTTTCAGAGTTGTATCTGGTACAGAATAAGAATACAAATCTGTTTCGGCTGCGAGAGTATTAGATGCGTCTGCAAAGAAATCTTTTATAACTCCGCCGATAGTTGCATAAAGTCCGTTTCCTGCTACGGTGCGGATAGACGCTCCGCAGGTAATTCTTCCTGTGCTGGAAATAAACATTCCGTATACTCCGCTGATATCGTTGGTTCCATTTATTGTTAAACCGTTCCCAGCGTTGTTACAATAAATAGCTGCTACACCTGCGGTGTCGAATCTTAACACCTGATTAAATGACCACGCTGCGGCTGTACTACGCCATTGACTAATATCGCCTGCACCGGTTCCGTACACCAATGTAATAGTATTGTAAGTTGGATTTTGGAAATCTGTAAAATTTAATTGTCCTGCGGCTGCTGCGTTGTTCGCTTCTATGGTTGCGGTTATACCGTTACCAACTCGGAGAGTTCCCCCGATGCTTATTCCGCCTGTAATTCCAGTTACTAAGGCAATTGAATTTACATAATTAATTACAGCGTTTATTTTTCCACGTGCCGATGCGCCGCTTTCGCCATTTGATATTGTTAATATTGCCATTGTATAAAGTTTTAATCAATCCAGTTATCTCCGTCAATCCAAGTTCCTGCGTCGTCCCAAAAGCCTGTTCGTAAAATCCAATCGTCACCCGGTGTTATTACTTTGGGTTTATTAATTCCCATATAGAATAACGCATTGCTGCAAAAATTGGTAAATTTATTACAAGCCTTTGCCATTAGGTTTCGATATAAGCGGTTTCCCAATTAATATAGAACTGACTTACAGGCGCAGAACCCCACGTGATAGTGATGTTTGTGTCGTCAACAGTAGCGGTGTAATCTTTAACCGTTCCTGAACTTAAGGCGATAGTGTTGTCCTCTAATTGTAAAAGAAAATAATCTGGTACAATTTTATTGCCTGCTAAATTTGTGTGTCCGTGAGGAATTAATAATGTTGTTCCAGATGCAGGCTTTAGATTTCTTCCGCCTCTTTTAGAATTAAGTTTTACATTAATTACACGAATGGTTCTTGAACTTTCCCCTCTGCTGGGATGAATTTTTGGAATTGTTTTCATAAGCCAAATATACTAAATATTAAGAATGGTTTTTAAATATTCTCCCGTTTTTTGATAACTATGTTTATCAACTATCCATTGTCGGGTGCGCTCTTGGAGTGTTTTTATTTTTTCAATATCCAAACTTAGAATTTCTTTTAATGTCTCCACGAATTGTTCTTCGGTGTTGGCAATACAAAGTCCGCAGTCGCCGTATGCAGAACGGTAAACCTCTTCGTGAATATTGTTTGTAATTACAATTTTACCAAGCGCAGCCGCTTCAAAAGCAGTAACTCCGAAGCATCCGTATGGCTTGCCGTAAAGTACAGGTTTAAAAAGTTCTATATAAATATCGCACTGAGACATCCGCAAAAGTTGTTCTTCGTGGGATAATCTTTGTAGACTCAATAAATATTTTAGTGGACGTTTTACATCGCCAATCATTCGGCTGATGTCGGTGCTGCCTTTTACGTCTGCATTGCTTGGATAGTGTGCTATTGTAAAGGGATGTTCTGTTTGCCATTCTACCGGGTGGATTTTATCGGTATTGATTGCTGTGGCAATGTAAGTTTCGTTCTTCATTCCGCAGCCTATAAATTCGCATTGGTCGGTGAAGCTCCGTTCAACATAATCATTAAAAATATTATTACATTGTTCGGGATTCATTCTGTAACCTGTACCTGTATGATAAACCGTAATACGTTTATTTAAACTTACACAAACTTTTAAGAAGGTGCTATCGCTGTGCATCAACTGAACGATGTCTGCCTTCTTGATTTCTTCGACAATTTCTTGATGACTCGCCACTCGGCTCTGTTCATTGTAATTAAAAGTGTGGCTAACTTTTTTTAAACTGTGTGCGTCAAGCCCAACACTTCGCAGAGCCTGACAATTATCATAAGCAAAATTCGCCCAATCGTCGTATGATAAATTTAATATTCTTAAAGCCCCCATAGTTCTCGTTTAGGTCGGTTACAAATTTTATTGTATTCATCCCAATTACGTCCGTGACGTGTATGTGTACTATTAGGGTTACGATTATTATATTCGTAAATAGGAATGTCTATTACTCCGATGCGGTCTGCGCCTGCCATCTCTAAGAGTGAGAATGCAATTTCGACGTCGTAATAAATATTTTTTTCAATTTCAGTTTGCTCGTACACAGGAATTGCCTTATACATCTCGTACCAGAAACTTCTTATTGCGGTAGCTCGGAATTTTTCTTTACGATAATCACGGTTCTTTTTACAGGCGTCTGAATAATGTAAATCTTTATAAACAAATCCTTCCAAATTAATATACGTTCCGTAAGTAAGTAATTTTCCTGCCCGATATTGTTTATCAATTTCTTGGAGTGCGTTCGGTTTCATCTTGTCGTCAAGTCCTACCCACATCATTATCTCACAGTCCTCAAAAACTTTTGCGCCGTTGGTATAAGAATAATATCCGCCTTTATTTTCTGGATTAGTAACTATAATCCAATGTGGTTCTGCGTATTTTTTTATTTGTTCAGAAGTACCATCGTTGCTTCCGTCGTCTACAATTACAACCTGAAAATCTTGATTGGTTTGCGCCTTGATGCTTTCTAAACAGCCTTTAACGAATTCGCAACAATTCCACCCGGCTGTAACTATGCAGAAGCGTTTCATAGAAATAAATAAATAATAATTCCCCAAAAAACAAGACTACTAATAATCATAATTATTAATCCCATCTTTGGATTTGTTTTTATGTTATCTGAACCGTCGCCAAGCATAAAGAACATCTTTTAAATTACAAATTTTATTTCCTGCTAAGTACATCCGCTTCCATAGGTCGATGTCCTGCGCTCGGCGAAGACCTTCGTTATACAAGCCTGCGTCTTTTACTTTTTGATTACGATAAAAAACCGTTCCGTGATTTGTCAACCAGTCTGTCTTCTTGAGGTCTGGTTGATAATCGTGATTACTTGTAAATTTCGCAACACGACGAATGTCATCGTCATAGTATGAGAATAAATTAGTTCCCAAAACATCTATGTCTAAATTCTTTTCTAAGTGTTCAATCTGAAGTTTAAATCTATCTCTATGACTGATGTCGTCGCTGCCCATAATAGCAATCCATTCTGACTGAATAAGTTTATGTCCTTCGTTAAGGGCGGCAGAGGTTCCCATATTATGTGTCAGATGAAAAACCTTGCAACCTCTACTCTTAAGGTAATCCAACATCTTTAGGGTTTCTAAATTATCAGAGCCATCGTCTACAATGTAAATTCCATAGTGACGGTCTATGCTTTGGTTAATTACGCTGTTTACCGCTTCCAGCAAGTGCGCCGGGTTGGTATTATAAACAGGTATGAGGACAGTGAAATCTAACATTGTGGAATATAAAAATTATCTGTACAGTCGCAAGACGCTAAATTTACTAAATATTTTAAATCAAAATCTATACTGATGCACATAAATTCTTGTGCTGCTACGGTTTGTTTTGTTTCTGCACTGAAATTGTCAAGATAATTAAAATTGCTTTTACGAATTGTAATCTGCGGAGTGTTCTTGAAGTCCATCCAATTTATTTTTTTTAAATCGTGTAAAAGTTTATCGTGAACCTTCTCGGTGTCGAGTTTTTTACGTTCTTCAAAACTGAATGCAACTAATTTACAGTTTACTACTGCGGATTGATTATTTTCACAACTACGGAGCTTACGGTCATTGGTTCCGTAATTTATTTGCGGCGCAAAACGAATGTAAAACGTGTTACCTGTACAGTCGGCAATTCCGATGTATTGTTTTTCTTTTTCTACGGTGAATTTTATGACCTGACCGCTCGGTAATTGAATTGCATTTACGCCAAAGGTATCAAAGAATTTATTAGCCTCTTTGATTTGTTCACCTATTACTTTTATGAATTCTAATGCCATTGCTGAATAATTTCTTTTAACCTTTTAAAATAATATTCTTTTGTTTGTTTTACAACTTCGGCTCGCTCTGCATCGCTTAGTTGAAAAATCTTTGTGTCGTTCTGCTCTTCCTGATAGCCTGCAATTAGCGCACTACGACTGTCGTCTATTCCCATTGCAGAAACTCCATTGCTTACACCGGGTCCAATACTATGAAAGAGCTTTCCTGTAATTTGCAAATCTTTAACTGCGGTCTGGTAAATGGTTCCAAGTTTTCCGCTTGCTCTTAGCTTTGCATATTGTTCGCTGTAAGGTTTAAGTAGATTTCCACTTATATCCCTTACTCCGCCTTTTGTAAATGTACGCTCTATAAAAATAGCAAAACTTTGTTGAGTAGCAAACAATTCTATTTCCTCACGAAGTTTTTCAAGTTCTGGAATTGATGCTCCAATTTTGTCAGCTATTTCCTGAAGAGTCGCCAATTTTCATTCGGGTTAAAAATTTATCTAAAAATAAATTTCCCATAATTCCTAATTCAAAACAATGCTGCGCTGTTAATTGACTGTACTTCCAACTCAAATAAAACAGAATGGATACAACCATACAAATCATAGTAAATTTAATTTGGTGATGCTGCCACCAAACTTTAATCTGGAGGTCACTAAATTTTTCAATTGATTTTCCACCCATCATTTCACTGACGTAATAAAAAAACATTCCTGTAAGAGTTAATAGTATTCCAAACAGAGGACTAATTTGTGCGCTAAGAACTTGGTTTAGAGTTTCCATTTTTTTCGTTTTTAATTTGTAATCGTTTATGATAAATAGAATAAAGAACCAGCACTAATCCGCATATTGCTCCTAAAAATTGCAACACAGGCGTCAGTGCTTTTATGAATGGCAAAATCACAGTCATAGCCGAGCCTATTGTTCCTCGTGCGGTGTCCCAGTCAAAGAACATTTTAATATAATCTTTTATCCCCACGGACCGTGAGGTTTAGGCGTGTTTGGTTTTCCGGGTTTGCTTGGCTTGCCCGGTCTCGGACTTCCACAGCAATTAAGGTGTCGTTTCAACATAGCGATTTCCATTACAAATTAAACAATCGCCTTTGGTACTTTTGATGTACTCATAAGCGTTTTTCATTATAGTTTGATATTTAGTGTCGTAAGCGGCTTGATATTGTTTTACAAGTTCTATGGCTTGTTCTTTGCCGAAGAGAGTGATATTGTTTATCCGTGAACTGTTTATTAATTCGTTCAGAAAAACAATTCCACTTCTGTACCAAATTAAAAAATACATTCTTTGTAATAAACTACAAAAAACTTCTTCTTCATAACAACGGATGTTCGCATACACTCCTACACCGTAACAATTACCGTCTTCGATGCCATTGCTTATTCCTAAAATTGTGCTGTTCTTATGGTGACCTCCGCCGCAACTTCCGCAATGACGTCCTATTGAATTGTAACTGCAATTAAAAACAGCGAAGTTAGTTTGGTCAAAAACAATTTGAACCTGTTCTGAATCTGCCAAATAATTTACTGGAATAACATTTACGCAATCGTTATCTAAATCAATATCAAGTTCTGTCACATTACAGCGGTCAATTATTTTTAATTTCGCTGCGCCCGAATTCTGAACAGCAATATAAACTTCTTTAATAAAAATTTTAGCAAGTTCGCTGCGCCAACGCTTAATTGTAATTCCTCTTTCTACTGGGCTTGGTGCTATAATCTGTGTGTTGAATTTATCCAACACTCGGGTTTCTACAATGCTATTAAAATTAAAATAAGGACCGAGCTCACTTATGAATTCATCATAAACGTGCTTAGTTCCCATTAAAATACTTTGTTGTAAAAGTTTGACGCCTGTCTGATATTGTTCAGTCGTAACGCTTGCCGCAGTTTTTATACTGATGCCCGGTAAATCGTTGATGAATAATCCGCTCTCTGGTTTGCTACATTCCACGAAATCTCGGATGCCAACTATTACCCTTGTTCCACAAGTTATGTCTTTTAAACAGCCCATTTTTTTAAAAAAAAAGCCCGTCGTTGGTCTGACGAGCTTTTATTAAGTGTTTATTGATTAACAGCAATAATCTTCTTCGGATAATCCTTGGAATTTTAAACTTCCATTTACGCCTGCTAATTCGTCGCCTGCTTTAAATGAATTTGTCGGGATGAAGAACATATCATAATGTAATCCAAAGAATACACTATAAACGTCAGCACAGTCATCATAGTGCCATTTCATATCAAAGGTTAAACCACTAATGGGGTCTACAATTGTGCTGTGTGAGAACACATCGTTTTCTTTGCGGTAAACACCAACGTATTTATTCCAAGTTAAAAGTTGAACCATACCCGGCTCTAAACCGATAAAACAATTTGCGCCAATGATTCCCTCTACATAACGGTCGGTATAATAATCTAAATTACCAGCACGATTCAAATCAATGCCATCTTGATTACAGCAACCAATTCCAGTCTGACGTACATAGTGACTTAAATTTCCGTGACCAACCACAATAGGGCGACCCATTGCGTCGATGTCTTCGAAAGATTGGATAATATCACTTTCTCCTTTATAATTCGGGATTTGTTTTTTACCAGTCAATAAAACAACTGACTTAAAATTTGGAACCTCAACTGGGTTAAAGTTTCCAAAGTTGGCGTTCTGAATGGTGATTAATTTTTTGTTTAAGAATTTAATCACTGCGTCCATTTCAGCATTGATTACCCCTTGCATATAAGCAGAATCGGCTTCACAAAGTTTACGCATTTCGTTTTCGTCGAATTTTAAACCCGGCGAACGAACATACCTTGTAATTTCTACATCGGTTTCAAAGGGTGTTCTTTCTACTTCGGTAGAACAATCTGTGATTTCAGTTTCCTGAACATCGGCTTCGGTGGCACGTTGAATAAATTTAATACGGACAGTTTTTTTCTTACCTGTTCCGGGGTCAATAGGAACTTTTGTTACGCCTGCTAAATTTTGCGGACTCTGTAAAGCGGATAGATACCCTACCTTTGTTCTTTTTAAGCTCGGTGTATTGCTGCCTAAAATTTCAACAAGTGAGGATTGAACTTTCTCGCAAATACCCTGTGTAAATGCCATAAAAATTATTCCTTTTGGCATTGGTGCTACAATAGATACTGCAAATAAAAGCCCGGTAAATAAAATGGTTAATTCGGGTTTGTCAAGGTAATTACAAGTTACTCCGGCGATGCCTGCGCTAAACGCCAAACTCATTGCGAGTGTTATGAGTAAGTTTCCAAAGGTTGATATTTTTTTCATTGTTTTTAGAATTGAGAGTTAGAAATTGGTTTTGTCCAATTGAAGGCTGGGAACCTCTAACTAACTTTCTTGGTAAGTCATCAACCACACGACAAATTTAAGTTTTTTTTTAAATCAAAAAAATTTTCTTTTTTTAATTATAATATATATATCCTTATTAGTAATTAATCTATAAGAGTAAATATATTATATAATAGTTTTCCCCACAGTTCGCTCTTACGAATCGGAAGCGAATTTATTTTGCATCTATTTAAAAATAAATATTTTATGTTTTTAAATTAGAAATCAAAACCTGTTTAAAACCTGTTAATAGAAAATTCTGTAAAATTTCGCTTAAGCGAATCGGAAGCGAATTTATAAAGTTGTTAACAATAAAAAACCCGACCAATGTAGCCGGGTTTCTTCGTTGCGACCAGAAGATTCTTTATTTAGCTGCGCTTTCTGCGGTTTGTTTTTTAATGTCGTCCAAATGTTTCATCGCTGCATCTTGATGTGGAATGTTTAAAGTTGATTCTTTCTTCTTTCCTTCTTCATTAGTTGGTTGAGTTGTCGTGGTGGTTTGTGTGTTGGTTCCATTTGATTTCTCAATGAATTGGAAGGTTTCTAACTGCGTCTGTACAATATCGGCAACACCTAAAAGTTTAGTTCCGTCGGTAGATTTCGGTTGAAGTTTTGTTCCTTTCTGATAAGCAATTAATTCGTTTTTATCGTTAAGTTCTAAATCGTACATTTCAAGTAAAGCAGATTTTACACTTGGGTATGCTGCACTAATTGGAACACGAAGTTTTTTATCGGTAAGCATTTTTTGAATTTTCGCTTCGATATTAAATCCTTTTACAAAGGTGTCCTTCTCGGCAAGCAGGGCAGGAATCTTAACGTCTTCGAATTCTTTTATCTTAGTGTTCAGCCCGGTAATTTCCAACTGTAAATCCTGTGCGGTTTTATCGAGTCCTTTAGTACTCTCGGTTTTAGCAAGTGTAATAATGTCTTCGATGCCTTTGTCTTTAACCAGCTCAGGAGTAAGATTAAAAGTTGCTTTTAATTTACGAGTAACAATGTCTAATTGTTTTCCTTTTTCGGCTGCTTGAATACGTCCGATTAATTCGCTGTCGTTTTCGGCAAGAGCTTTCTGAGCGGCTTTAAAATCGGTTGAGAATTTTGTAATGTCTAAAGCAGAGGCGTCAAGTTTTGCATCTGTTTCCATTGCGTCAATGGTCGCCTGTGGCACACCAATTGAAAGTAAAAATTTTTTGTAGGCTTCTAATTGTTTCATTTTTTGGTTGGTTGTGCTCCCCACGTTACTTTATTTGACGAAGGTTGCTTGTTAAAGATTAGGTTAATTTTTTCATCAGTGATTAATTCACTTTTTACTTGTGGATTTTGGGTTTTTTTCTTTTTTGACATTGTTTAAAAAATTATGTTTTTTATAATCCTGAAGAATGTTTCCGTAGATGTCACATTCACCAATTCGTTCTAAAATTTTACTAAGGTGTTTGTCTTTTAGTGCAAAAATTAATCCCGCTTCGGTGTAAATGGTTTGCTTTCCTGTGGAGGTATTTAATACTGCGTACTGAGTCATATACTTTTTAGCAAATATAATTAATTATTTACAACCGTAAACTAAAATTTTGTAACTATTGCACGATGCCTGCAATTATATCCTCCACGGAATATACTAAAAGTATCCACAGTTGTAAAAGGAATCATTCCCGAACAGGGTTTTTCTTGACCCGGTAAAATTCCATTCCTCAGCGCAATTGCAATTTCATTTTTAAGCTCATCGCCCCGTAAACGAACTTTATCAACCCAATATCTGCATTGTGGTCGGCTGTCGATAATTAAACTGCCTGCGTAAATAAAGTCGTGGAAATTAAGAATGTTAGAAATCTTTGCTTGTATTGCGCCGTCGTACTGCGTTAGGCTGTCTCGTGCAACTTGGGAACTATACCGTAATAGCGCACTGTTCTTAGAGCCTGTACTTACAATGTAGTCGTGTATTATGTTCTGAGCCTCGTTAATGTCTGCGCCCAATAAAATGTTCCTGTAAAGACTCTCCTGTATCGGGATTATAAAGTCTTTGCTTATTCCAGAGCCTGTAAGTTTGGTAATTGTGTTTTGAATTTCCAGATTAGTAATGTCGCTTAAAGCAGTCTGTGAAATATTTACTTTATTGAATTCCCTTTGGATACCAATATTATTTTGTTTGATGTCGTCAAAGTTTTTTATGAAGTCCGCAACCGCATTGTTATATCCGCTCTTTTTAAGTGCGTCCAGAACTCTCTGCTGAAGACTCACCAAGAATTCCATTGTTTTTTTATTGGTCTGGAGTTTCCCACCGGAAACACTTACAACGTCAAAAAGTTTTTGGATTTCTTTTAAAACAGGTTCTTCAGACGCTTTAACTAATCTTGCGAATTCGCTCTCGGCGATGTTGATTCTTTTTTCGCCATCGGTTATTAACTTGTCTACTTTAGCCATTATGGATAAACGAAGTTATTATTTGAAATTATGTTTCCAGATGCGTCAATCAAATTTCCATTGGCGTCGAATTGCTGTGGCGCAGCCGCAGGTAAGTAAGGAATTATAAGTTTGTCGAACTCGGTTTTAATGTCTGACAAATCGGTTTCTAAAAAAACCTTCGGAGTCATCTCTTTGACAATCTGATTCAGTATTCCGTACATATAAATACTGCGGACGCTGGTTTCTTTTGTAACAACAGTACTCGCAACAAGTGTATTCTTTTCGTCGATTGTGTAGATGTACAATGGGTCGTAAAGAGAAATAAAAATAAAAATCTTTTCTGCAACCGGGTTTCCTGCAAAACGTTTTTTAGCAAGGTCAAGAGTAGCTTCTGCCAAGAAAAACGACGGCACATTTTTTTCCTTAAGAACTGTAATTTCATTTACTAAATCGTCTTCGTTCTTAATCCAGAATGTAGCTGGTTTAATAATGTTTACGGTATAATCAAAAGGTTTAGCGTTAATGTAAGCGTCAATAATTCTAAGTGAATTAGTGTAAATGTGGTCAAAAAAGTTTGTACCGATTTTTGTAATCATACTGTACTGAGCTTCTTTGTCAATCTGCTTTGCAACACCACTCTGATTCACTCCCACATTCATATCTATGTTGAGTGCTTTCTCGGCGAGTTCAATTAACTTCTCCCAACTTTCACCGCTATACTTAGCCACATTAATATCTGGACTTATGAATCTGAGTGAAGGCACTCCCACATCAAGAGCGTCATCGTTCATATTCTTACTGGGAATCTTCCGTTGAATTACATTGTAAGGGCTTTTACTTATTGGCACGAGTCTTACTTTACCGCTAAATTTTTCTTCTTGGTCTGGGATGTTCTGACTCTGTTCGTTTACCATATGGAAAGAACATTCGTTCAAGAATTCTTCACGGTACGGAAACGAACTCGTTGTCATTACTGCCTGCCAGTCGCTATACTGACGGATTGCCTCGTTACCGAATGCTAAGTAAGGACTAAAGAAACTGTTATAATACCCGGCAGAATTCATATCGCCTCCCAAAATTATAATAGGAAACATTCCCAAATTATGGGTGTAAACTAATTGCTGAACCCACTTCTTTTTATCCATCGAACCAGTCTGATACATTTTCCAGATTTCTGTTCTGGTAAAAAAATAATAAATATCGCCTTCCATTACAACGGTCTTACCAGAAGTAAGCGCACTTTTTTCGTCGCTTAAATAAATAAAAACATTTGCATCGCTATAAGTATATTGATGACTGTAAATTAATTTTGGTTGCGGCACTACCTGTTGACTGCTATCGGTAAGCCCTGCGCCGGTAGGAAACCAAATCAAGAATCCATTTGGGTCTTCAATCATTCGTTTAAGAACAATTTTTTGCAGAAACAAATCCATATCAAGTTCTTCGTTCTGAGTGTCTGCGCTAAAATTTTGGAAGCGTGCCTTGTTAATAAATTCTTTAAAGGAATCTTCGGCTTGTATGCTGTAATTTATTCCGTTTAGAATACGATAAAGGTCGTCAATGGCTTTATTCATACTGCCGTATGTAATAGGCTCGTAATTTTCTAAGCGATAAGTATGAACCAATGGGTCTTCGTTGGGACGGCGTTTTAATAACAAATCTTTAGGAATGTCCATCCTTGTATGCACAGCCATATCTTTGAAAATCCGTTCCCATTGTTTTTGGTTTGGATTTTCGGGCAGTAACAAAAGTTGTTTGAAGTATTCTTGCAGGGTTTCAAACATATTAATTTAATTTACGCTCTGAAATTACTTTATCTTTATTTACACAGTAGCGAGGTTTAAAATCAAACGCAAGGCAGTACAGGTCAACCAACTCGTTGTACAAACTTGTTAGCGCACTACTTAATTTATTTCCGCCAATTGCCATTCCCCAAAAGTTGTCATAGATTTGGCGACGGTTTAAGTTTCCGTTAATCTTGTCAAAATACACAAGATGACTGTCTTGCTGTTCGTAATTAAGTTCGCTTAAAGCTACGTTAAAACAATATTCGTCTGGCTTTCCATTTGCCCATTTCATACAGGGAGCCGCAGGGTCATTGTAAATTTCCCTTGCCCGGTCAAAAACTTTTTGAGTAAACTCGGTTTTCTTAAACCAGAATGCTCCGCTTATTGTTTGCGGTAAATTATTTTTTAGATTAAAATAATTAACGATTTTCGCAGGCTCTTCCCAATAAGTATAAGTCGCCGAACTACGGATACGGCTCTTAGGATTGTACTGTCCGTTTTTACCAATAAAAAAATCTTTACTTTCAAGAGCATCAATTAAATTACTGATTTGTTTTTTTGGAAACCACAGGTTATCAACATCCAAATAAAGCGTGCCTTCAAATTCGGTGTATTTATCTACACAAAGTTTTATTCGTTGGAATTCTGCTTCTTTAAGTGTGTAATCTATTGGGTCGGCGATTTTTAATTTATTGAAGATACCGAGTTCTTCTTTTGTTAAGTGTGCGGTTGCTACATTGTCGTGGATTAAAATTATTTCGACATCTTGGTCGTGTGCCTTGATACTCATCGCTAAGTTCAAAGCGCACGTTCCATAGATTTCGTAACCTAATGCAGCTAATATAATACCGGACTTTTTAATAGCAGTTTGCAGAAATTTTGAATGAACGTAAAACATCCAATAAACCATCGGTGATAATTGGTTTTACTAAATCTTTTTCACTCATTGTGATTACACCTTCGTAGAAGGATTTTCCGTCTTTGGTGTCTTCAATTACTTCGTCGAGTTCTAAGTCCCAGTCCGCAACGGTTTGATACCAGCGACCGTCACAAGTTACCCAACCAACTTGTAAAAAGTTTTTATTGTCGTTAATTCCTTTCCAGAAATCAAAATCAATAAGGGTGTCGATGTCGGCGTTGAAATCTTGGAAGGTGATTGTTTTAGTTCCAGAAATTGTTTTCTCGGGTCCGCAAGAAGTTAATCTGCGCTTGGTGAAACTTCCCTTAGGCTTCTGACCTAAAAGCTCTGCTGTTACAAATAACAATCCGTTACAGATTGCAAATTTCACGTTTTCGATATCACTGAACAAGGGGTCAGCACCGGGGTTCGGAAATTCAGATGCCTGAGTTCCGCATTTATAAAATGTCAAAAAAGGAATGCCACCATCACGAGTAGCAATATCGCAGGCTTTTGCCCAATCATTATTTGGAATGGACGAGCCGCAGTTTAGGTTACAGGTTTTCATTTGAAAATGTTTTAAAAGTTAATTATTTTTTTAATCCATTTGCAGGCTGGGAACCTCAAACAACTTTAACGGAGTTGTCAACCGCTTGGTAGCGTGAACAGGATTCGAACCTGTGACCTCAAGATTATGAATCTTGCGAGCTGACCAACTGCTCTATCACGCAATATGACACAAATATAATAAATTAATCACAAGTAAAATCAATTTCATTACATTCACGGTTCAATTCTGTTTTTATTATCCACATATTTCCTTCATCAAAATTTTTGGATAATTCCGTAGCTTTAATATAGGATATAGAATCTATTTTAAGCGTCTTGCTATTCCAACAGACAGCCATTTGGTCGGCTATGTATGGAGGCACAGGATTTGACAGCACAGTATATTTTTCAATCATTCTACTGCGACTGCGGTGTCTATTAACAAGGGTTTCTTCGAAAGTATAATTATTTTTGAATACCTCGCCGTAAATTCTTAATTGAGCCTTGTAAATACTTTTTGAGCCATCAGCAAAAGTTCCGTAGAAGTTTCCGTTACAGTCATACTTCGTGTAGTCGCCTGTTATTAATATAGTCTTGTTACAATCGTTTGCCGGGCAGAAGGGTTCTGTAATTGCCGATGTTTTTTGATTAGCCGCACAAAATTGTTCCCAGCATTCGTAATCGGCTTCGGTTGCGGTTTTGCCTTCTCCGATTTTTGTGGCAATGCAGGCAGCAAACAAAACTTCGTCTGGAGTGCATCTATAAATACTCAGTCTTACATAAAAACAATTCAAAGATGTGTATGCGAAATCTGTGGTGTCAATTACAATATTAAAAAAGTTTGTTTTGTTAGCGTCTATACCTTGCTGAGTTGTGACTGCGCTGCCGATGTCAATTACAGTATCGGTTTCGTTGTCCAGAAGTTGACTTATAACGTGGGTAATAGTTGGGTCGGTACTTTTGTATTGTAGATAAATTTTATCTCCCTTAACATAAAGTTGACAGTAGCAATTATCTTGTGGGCATAGATTAAAATTCCAAAGATTGTTTTTATCAATTTGGTTTAACCTATCGCATTCCTCAAAAATGTAAACTCTTTTATTGATAAAGGTTTCATTACTTTGCGGTGTGTAGATTATAGGAATTATATAATCAAATTGCATTAATATTTATGACAGTACGCCGTTACGCCCATTACAATTCCACCAGCAACTAAAGTCGCACGTTGACGCATTGCAACATGAACATCATAACCAGCAGGAATATTAATATAGTCGTTATTGTTTTCGTCTTTCAGTAAAGGCAATACACCTGTTAAACCTGTGGTAGAAAGTAAATTTGTCGGGAAAACATTTCCGCTAACAGAACTTAAACTTTCGTGTTGAGCAATATGAATTTCACTTCCTGCGGGACCTCCACCAGAAGGAATTAAAAATACAACTATATTACATAACACTATTGCTGTGGCGATAGCTTGATAAGGAACACCGCTTGGATTTTGACCGGGTCTTCCGATGTCGAATCCAGTATTAAAAACTAAATTATTAGCGAAAATAAAATCACCGTTCTCGTCGGGCAAAGTATTTACTAATTTATAAAGCCGTCCGCCATCTACATTAAGTGCGCCGTCAAATGCTTTAAAAATAGTTTGGTTTGTATTATAAGGCGAAGCGGCTGCGCCACAAAATAAAACTCCTCTTGTTATTACGGCGTCTAAGCCGTGGAATACTCTTTCGTTTTTCATTTTTTATAATTTAAAATTTATTAAATCCTTTTCCAAAACTTCCTCCAAATTTTTTGATATTGAAATCACCAAGAAGTTTTCCAACAGGAATTTCTTGATAACCCGAATCGTAAATAGGAATGCTTGTTGTGTCTTTTGCAATGTAAATAAGTCCTCCGCCTCCTCCTGCGCCGATACTTGTAACTAAGTCACTGAACTTAACTTTGTGGCTGCGGAAACCTGTGGGTTCTCCTACATCGGGAATTGCAATCTCCACCAAAGTGTTAGGGTTAAGCGGCAAGTCTATTAACGGAACAGGATTTAAATATGATATCGGTTTGTCGCTCATTAGTTAGCACATTCTTCGGGTACTCGTTGTTGAAATATTTCTGTTTTGCGTGGTTCAGTAAAGTTTCCTCCAGAATCTTTTACTTCTGTTACTCGTCTACATCCGTCGTGGAACTTTTTAGCCATTGCACTTATTTTGTACGAATTTACTAATAATTCGGATGTGTTTATACAAAATTTTGCAACACTCGGGCTGGTTTGTCCATAATCTTCTTCTTGATTATAAATTTTTGGAGTGCTTAACTGTGGCAATATTGCGCCTGTCCACGATTCGGCTTCCTCTATTGTTAGGATATTACCCGGTGCTGGTTCTATTGTGTTTATTAGTTTGTAATCCACTAACATCGGGTCGCCAAGCGTCGCCTTCAGACACATAAAATCGTCGGTACACCAAAATGTCTTATCCTCGTCGGCTGGAATTTGACTTGTAATTTGGATAATACTTTCATATCCTTTTACGTTAATTTTTTGTTTATAATAAAGTACATCGGTAAAGGGCGCAGCGTAGTCGTCGTAAAATAATTTTAATTTCCATTCTACAATTAAATTTTTCCCACTCCAATCCTGTGTGCTTTGTAGTGGTACAAAATTTAAGTTATTAACTAAAGTTTGTTGGCAATTAATTGCGCCTTCGTAACGGTTGCGCCAATCAGCAGAAAATTCTGCATATCCATTATTGAAACTTAAATTAATCCCACCTGTACTATACGATACCGCACTTATTTTAGTGCTGGTTCGGTAATCAAAAATATTACGGACGTTTCCTAAATAAGTGTCCACATATTCTTCGTAGATTGTAAAGTCTATTTGAGTTAAATATCTACGGATGTCATTTGGAATTGTAAGTCCGAGGCGATTAAAAATATCGTTCTTGAATTTATCATTGGTAAAATCCATAAATAAATTGCTTCTCATTCTCTCTTCAATCACACATTCTAAATCGTCTCCGCTGAATTCTCTATTGTAATCACTCAAACGTGCGTCAAAATCTATTCCATTGCCTGTGTATGGATTGGCTGCAATAATTCCCACAGAAATAGTTCCAAAACTATCAACTTCAACACCAGAACTTAAATCATACGCAGTTGCAATAAGCATATATCTGCCTGCAATGTTTAGTAAATTATTATTTACACGGAAATTAAAAGTATAAGTAGAACCTGAATTTGTTATTGTAACTGGACCGGCTAATTTTCCGTCTGCCATTCCAACTTCAATTACTTTGCTTTCGTTTTCATAGTTGGTTAAGAAGTCAACAGTATTATTATTTGTATCGGTACGAATAATTCTTACAATTAATTTGCTTACCGCAGCTCCAGAAGTTACCTTGAATTTTACATCTGTGTAACCCGAATTATGAAAGCCCGTTGTAACCGAACCGTTATAACTATATTCAAAAGCAGCGTTTACAAAATAAGGTGTACTGCCCTGTAAACCCTGTCCGTAGAAGCCTGCCTTGTAAGCACCGAACTTAAATTCTGCGTGACCTTTATCGTCTGGATTAAGTGAGTTCTGTGCAAACACATATATCCGTCCGTCGTAAGCAGCGTTGTTATAAATATTTGCACCAGAACTACTGGACGAACCTACTGTTAGCTCGAGCGGATTAGTAATTTTGTCTTTTAAAAACCTTGCGTGATTGTTATCTGCATTAGGATTAATGTAACCATTTACATCGTAGGTTTGATAATACTCCAGAGCAATAGTTAAACTATTTCCGTTGTTTATTGTTAGGGTTGCTTTGAAGTTTTTTCCTGCTTCTGAATTTAATGTCGAGCTAATGTAATAAAACATATCGTACACGGTTCCGTTCACAAAAGCACCGGGTATTCCAAAGCTCCAATTTATAAATGGAACATCTACAAAACTATGAATGAATCCCAAAGGTGCAAACAAAGCCCAATTCACAAAGATGTTTACATTATTAAGCGGATAAGAACTATCAAGAGTAAATGAAATCCGTTTACGTTCTCCAATTTTGTTTACACTAAACTGCACATTTGCATTCGTCCAAGATGCAATGGTACTTCCATTGGGAGCGAGTGTTTCTAAGAGAACAGCCGTCTTAGTGAGTATGATTGGGTGAGCCATTAAATAGAACCTGTAATTATGAGTTTATTTTCCCTAAAATTAACGCTTATTTGTGTAATCTTTGCATTGCCTCTTGAAGTTTTAACCATTCCATCCAAATCAATTGCGGATAGCGTAGCGCAGTCCCATTCTATTTCGGCTTCATAATCAAAACCTTGATATCCACTTATACGAGGATTTTCAATCTCCCAAAAATTTGTGTACAATGTATTTGGATAACCAGCCGTAAACCAAAATGGATAATTATAAAATTCATTCAACCCTACGAACTGCTGGAAGTCTGTTCCATTTGGAAAGTTTGGAAAATACACCGCCGTCGGGTCTACCTTTGCATTATCTACTCCCGTAGCCGGGTCCCAGATGAGTAACATTGGTGTGTAAGATGTTTGTGAGTTCATTAAAAGAACATTCTTATTTGCTTTAATTGCGCCGCCAATCATAGGCGAAGGTTCCCAAAATGTAAGCACGTCTTCGTCTAATCCATCGTCACGAAATCTACAAGACGCAAACTCAATCAAGGGATGAAACTCGTCCTTCTGTAATTTACTGTAAGGATTATTCCACTCGACAATATCACCCCAACGCCGCCCAGCTTCGCCGCCAACCCAATTTACACCATCTTTTAGGTATTCAAAATTCCCATAACTGTAACGAAGTTTCTTACTCCAGTTCCAACAAATTTTTACAATTTTTTTAGAGTCATAAGTGGTTAAATCCAACCAAGGAGTCGTAGGAATAAAGTAATCACGACGCTCAAATTCTAAAATATTATTTTGAATTTTATAGTCAGCATTAAAAACACCTTTTAATTGATTCAGAAATTTTGTTCCGTTTAATATTGGTGCGTTTTCTTCAATCCAAAAAGTTGTCGTGTCTGTAGAATCGGTTCCGCCGTTTACAGGTGCGTTATGATAACAGGTATTATGATACGGACTTGCTGGGTTTTTTAAAATAGAACTCTTAAAAGTCACTCCGCATTTATTACACACATTGTCTGCGTAATCACGAACCAATGGCGACGGATGTTTGCGTCCACAGCCCACAGCAAAATTTATTATTAGATTGTAATAATTTAAAAGGTCAGCAGGCGTGATAGCCGGGTTGCCTGTTAGAATTACTATAAAGTTTACAATAAACCCAAACGAAATAATAAGAGGAACCAACACTAACAAACTGGTAAGAGTTGCAATTGCAAAAATTATATATAAATGTTGAAGGTAACTCGGACGCATCTCATTGCAGTATGCGAAGCGTGGGTGTTTCTTACTCTTAAACCCGGCGTAGTCATCCCAGATTAAAGTATTCTTTAAGCAGTTTAATTGGTCGTGAGCATCTGACTTCTCTATTGCTACGGCGTGCAGTTCACAGGAATTTTCACACCACTTTAAAGACTCAAATGTAATATAGAATTCGTATGTCTGAAGTTGAGCGCAGCAATCGTTTACAAATTTTAATGTTATTTTATTATCAAGTGCCGATGCGCTGCTTACTAACTGAGCATACAAATAAGTGTACTGAGGTCCGGTAAAAGTAATATCGTTTGTGAAACTAAATGCTCTTTCGCCTGTTTCGTCTTGCTTACGAAGTGTGAATGTGGGATATCGTAAACCTTCACTAAGGAATTCGTCTTGGATTAATGTGCCATCTAAATAGACTTTCATTTTGCTAAACGATTTTTTATGAAATCCTGTCGCTGAGCAACCTTTGTCATATAACCTGAGAAGCCCTCTTCGTTAAGCGTGAATCCGTAACCTTGACTCTTTACAGCGTTTATAAGGTCGTTCATCTGTTCTTTAAGTTGGCTTATCTCTACGGTATTATTTATGATATGGCTCGGAGTATGTGTGTTGATATCGGTGTTCATACTGTTAAACAGTTTTGCTTTTGTTTGCCAATCTTGCAGGTCAATACTTCCGTTATGGATTCCCTCAAAGATGTCCCGATATTGTTTTGTCTTCTTATGATTGAAAACAAATTCTTCTTTATGATAAGTGTAATGTTTCTTACCCAAGTTTTTACTTTCTTCACGTGGATTTCCTCCACCTGTGTAACCACCTTCGTAGAATGCGGCTTGCGATGCAATTGCACGAGCCGAAGCTAATCCTGCTATCAAAGCAATGAGCGCAGCAGCCACCGCAGCCACCGAAGCAAATCCTCCACCTTCAGCAACTGCTTTACTAATTGCAACGGCAGTATTCGCAATGAGTTCAATCACTGCAAGGGCTTGTTGAGCTCTTACAAATTTTTCCTTCTCTTTATTTAAATCGTCTAAGCGTTTCTTTTCTAACTTCAATAATTGACTATTTCCTTTATCTGCGATGTCCTTTGCATCTGACACTCTTTTTTCCTGTAAAGAAGTCATTTGGTCAAGGCGTTTAATTTCAATATCTATTAATTGATTTGCTGCCTGTAAAGTTGCGTCAACAATCTGTTTAATTCCACTTACAGTTGTTTCGGTTCTTGCCTTACTTGCCTGTAAAACTAAAGCATTAATCTTGTCTTGTTGCGCCCGGTACGCATCGCTTTCCTTTCCGAACTCCTGTTCTATTGCTCTGAGACGGTCTTTCTCATTACGTATTTCATCGTCTAACAATCTTGCTGCACTTGCTTTATGTAAACGCAACACCGCTTGACTGTGCGCTTCGTCACGGTCTATCTGACTGTTCTGTTCTGCAAATTGTTTATCACTAATATCCTTTTCGCCTTTAGCGGTTACTAATTTTAATTCTGTATAAAGTTTTGTGAGAGCTTCTGTTTGCTTAGAAGTATCAAGCCCTGCGGCTGCACGAGCATCAACTTCGCTTTTAATAATGGCTATTTTAGCATTTAAGAAATCTTGCTCAATTTGTAAACGCTTAACAGCAATTTCGCTTTCGCTATGAAGGACATCATTTCCCCCGGCTTGGAATATTTCCAACAGAGCATCTTGCTGCGCTTTATTTGTAGTAAGTTCTTCTTCGGCTAACTTGGTGTTGTTATCAATTATCGCCTTCGCTTCTTCCTGACCAAGATTCTTAATATCTTGGATACTACGCTGTGCAATTAACTTGCGTGCCTCACGGAATTTATTTTCTAACGATAAAGTAAGCGTTCCGTTTTCCTGCGCTGCTTTACGACGTTCTTCCACACGCTTTAGGTCTTCTTGATTAGCCTCGTCTACCAATTGGCGTTGAACTGCGAACTGTGCTTTTATTTGTTCGGTAGAACCTTCGTCAACACGGAATTTAATATTGAATTCGGTATCTTTCTTTTCTGACTCACGTAGCTTCTTTGTTAAATCGTCGAGTAGCTTAGTGGCTTCTTCATTGGATTTTTTGAATTCCTCAAACCGCTTCTTATTACTTTCGGTTACTATTGTCTTTGCCTTAATACCAAACTTCTCATCTATTTTAAGTAGTTCCTGATTCTGGAGTTCTCTTATCTGTGTTATTTTTTGTTTCTGCTCGGTGCGTAGTTCTGTTTCAAACCCGAGTGCATCTAATAGATTCTTTGTTCCTTTAAAACCATCTTCTTCACGAGCCTTTTCAATCCGTTCGTTGAGTGCCTTTTCTTCTTCACCAAACTTTTTATTCACCTCTGCCATTGCTTGTTTATGGTCAATGAGATTCTTCTCTATTTCGCCGTCTGTCTTTTTACGTTTATTACTTAGTACATCATAGTCAATTGCTGCTTTCTCATTCTCGGCAGAAAGCAATTCTATTCCCTCTGTTAATTTTCTAATCGCTGCATCGTCTTCTTCAACTACTTTTTTAAATGCTTCGGCTGCCTTTTCAAAGGCTTCGAAACTTTCAATCACCCCAAACACAGCAGCACCCAACAAGAATAAAGGATTCTTAAGTAAAGATTTCCCTATATTCAATAGTGTACTACCTAATTGACCCAATCCTTTAGTGGCGTCTTTAAAGGTTATCTTAGAACTTACCTGAGCAAGTAATTCGCTTTGCTTTTGTGCGCCTGCAAAATTAAAAGATAAAATATTTTTTGCAATTTCTTCAGTAAGAATTCCAACTGACTTAAATTTATTTCCAGAGCTGAATGCCCGTCCTGCTTCGTTAGCCAATAAAAGTTTTTCTTCTATATGACCTACTTGCGCCGCTAAAATATCGGCTTCGCCACCTTCGGGTAAGTTTGCTAATTGTCTTTTGAGTACCCGTAAATTCGCTTGAGTGTTTAGTATCTCACCGTTTGCGCCTTTAGTTACTGTGCCAATTGCTTTTAATTCATTCTGAGCGGCATCGCCAACTCCCTTGAAATTACCTGTAAGTTTTTTTACTTCTGTATCTAAGGCATTTACCTGTGTTGTCTTGAAGGCATCATTAATCTTCTTGGATAAATCTTGTGAAGCGTTGGCAGCTATCTTTTCAGAGCCTGTTAATTTATCAAGTTCTGTTTTAAGACCAATTATTTTTTTCTTATTATCGTCAAGAGCTTTATTGTACTGCGCTACCTGCGTAACATTGTTAGCTGCGTTTCTACCCTTGATTAGTTTTGCTTCTTCTTGTTGTAAGGCTCGGAGTTCTGCACGCTGACGTTCAACCTCTACGTTTATTTCAATATACTTTCCTTTGAGTTTGTTTAACTCATCAATTTGTTGCTGAGCATCAGCACCGAGTTGGAATATGACTTTAAATAAATCTTCTGCCATTACTTACTCCATTTGTTTATTGAATCTACTGCCTGACGTTCTGTGTAACCGTTAATCTTCATTAATGAACGAACCTCAATATGGTATTTTATTGACATTAAAGAATCATTGCGACGGTCGAGCTCTTTCATATAATCTGAAGGTTCACACTTACACAGTAATAAAAGTGCGGTTCCTATTCCAAATATTAATCCTAAATATTGTTTCATTTCTTTTTTGCGTTACTCGTCATTTCTTTTTTAATCTTTTCGGCTGCTTTGTTCTGAGCATCTATTTTTATTAAGAAGTTATTTAACACACTACAAAAATCATAAAAGCACATTTGCTCAAGTGTTTTTATGTCTGCCGGGCGACCGTCGCAGGCATTATAAATTATGCTATTAATCCAATCTTCAAATTCATTTAGAGCCCTGCTTGTATAAACCTGTACAACTTTTGGCTTAGTAACTTTATCTCTTCCAAATAAAGTGGTAAATCTTTCTCTTGTTGTTCTGAGAAGCGTTTGGTCAAGTGTAAGGCACTTTGCAAAAAAAAACTGCGAATGTCAAATTCCGCCTTTGCTAATTTAGCCTTGCGTTGATTAAAGTCGTCGCTTGGCATTTCCATATCTTCGTCCTCAAGAAAATAATAAATGCAAGCCAAATCCATTAAGGTGTTCTCTTCACAGATAAAGTTATTACGATATTCCATTTCCTGTACCATAGCCATTAGCTCAACAAAATCTTTACGCAAATTAACTGCGTCCTTCATTGCCTGAATGAGCTTTGTGAGTTCGTCTTTGGTTATACAGAATTCAGAATGACGGCGTGCCTTCTCTGCGCCGAGTGCTCGGAATGTGCTTATTGTGGTTACATCTTTTAAGGCATAAATAATTGTACCCATTGCAGATGTAAAAACTACCTCAACATTTGGATTATCTTTATTGACCCTCACGATGCGGCACGAATAAAGTTTCTAAATCTTTACCTGTGGCAAGACCTCCAATTTCTTTTCCGTCGGCATCACGCTTTACATACCGACTGGTTTCAATAACTTTGTCGTCTGTAGAATGAATGTAAAAGATTTGACCTGAGGCTTTATCCTTTACTTTTAAGTTGAATTTTTTACTGTCTTTTAGCATAAGGCAAATATAGTTATTTTAAGCATCTCAAAAACTGTTCGGATATGTCTGCAAATAAATAAGCATAGGCTTCTTCAGACTTGTTACAGAGTTTCATTCCTGCCATCCATAAAATATTATGAAGTAAATGCAATTTCTCGTGTTCAAAAACGCCTATCGCATTATAGATATTATCAGACTTTATAAAAATGAGTCTTATCCCTTCTTTTGGATTGTACATATAATATCCAGTATTTAATTTTTTATCATTAAAATACTTTACTGTTTCTTTAGGCATTTGCGCTTTTGATTTCAAGGCTTTTTTCAACACCTTATTCATCTCTTCACCAGAATGATTAATGAAAACAATGCAGTCCATTTTATAAGGGTCTACATATAAATTAAAGTGTTGTTTCTTTGCTAATTGTTTAAATAGTTTTATCATTTTACCGATTTTAAGAAGTTCCACATAAATACATTAAACCAATAACGAACAGTATCCAACGCATCCGCCTGCTTGGTTGGGTCTTGTCGGTTGTCTTTGTCAATCTTACCTTCGGGACTTGTCCGTACATTCTCACAGTCATAAATAAAATGTTTGGCTTTGTCTTTGTGGACAATTATTTTGTAGTGCGTCAAGATACTATTGAAAAGAACTTGATTGTCCTCTAAGCGTGGATTTATAGTTGGTACTTTAAGTTGGTTGTTTGCTAATTGTAATTTCTGTTTGATTACGGTATAAAAATTAATATTATCCTGCACGAGTGCGCTACTGTTCTGCCCGGTGGCATCTCCAGTAACTACGTAAAAGTAGTTTGGATAATTCACAGTGATATAATCACATAGTTTATAAATGTCGCTATTCGCGAGCTTGACCGTTTCAAGAATACGAACCTCATTATTATACCATTGGATAATAGAACAACAAATTGGATTCCTGTTAAAGTCAAATGATAAGTAAAGAGGATATTTTTTTACAGGTTCACACTCACCGAGGTGTTTACTGCGGTCAAACGCAAAAGCCCAAAGATTATCGGTATCTAAAAAGTTTGTCCAATCTCCTTCTATGAATTGTCGTTTATAACGGTCTGCCATATTACCCCAACCAGCGTATTGTTCTTCGGTGACGTAAGCGTTATCTTTTGGGAAAGCCTGTTGGAAAAAATACGGAAGTTTTAAGTCTCCACGCTTCCAAGGTTCGTAGATTAATTCTTTAATGAATGTCTGTGTAGGGTTAAAGGTATTCAGTTGTATGGGCTTTGGCATTGGGTCTATGTACCAAGAGCCATTTCTACTCTGTGCCATATTCCAGAGTGTCATACTGAGTTCTTCTATTTGTTCGAGCCATATCCCGTTGGTTTCCATTCCAAGCAAGTCGTTCAGCATTGGGTCTTGACTTATATTTTCACCCTTGAAGAATATCTTACCATCAGACTTCTTATGATAAAGAAAGAAGTTTGCCCGGTCTCTATTCCAAGCCCATCCACTTGAACGTCCAATAATCTTTTCAAAGGTTGGGATAGTTGTTCCTTGCAAGGCTGGGAAGTCAGACCTGAAGATGTGCCATCTGCTATTAGGAAAGTATTTTGCAGCCGTTAATTTAATTGCAGCACAGACATAAGATTTTCCTCCACGGATTGCACCGCCGTAACTTAAATTTCTGTAAGAGTTTTGTCCGTAAATTGCACCGATAGCAGTATTGTAGAATTCTTCTTGCTTTATGTTCTTGGTAAAATCAATCACGCTAAGTCGAGTACGTTTCCGTTACTTAAAACAATTTTAGCCTGTGGTTGATTCATACTCTCGCCGTCTGTGGTAACATCTACTTTTTGAGGAAGAACGAATTTCATTAATTGAACCATTGTTCTTGTCCACTCACGAGGGTCTTCTGCTTTGAGTTTAATCATTACTTCTTTGAAGTCTTTTGATTGGTCGTTAATTGCATCGGTAATAAGTTCCCGAGCTCTTTGGGTTGTCTTCCCAAGAGTACCTTTTGGTTTTCCTGCTTTATTTCCAGATTCTCCTTTAGCGAATGGCATTGAAACTTATTGATTTTTTCAGTTATCCTGTTTACAAATGTAAATAAAAAAACGCAGTCTTTTACAACTACGTTCTTTACGGTTTAGTTATCCTCATTTAATGCAAGGCTCATTCTTTGGATAGTAAACTATTTGCTACGTTTAGCGGTATGACTTAAATGTCCAAATCGTACTGCTCCGAATTTCTTTCTACCTATGTAAGCGGCTAAAGCACCCGGGTTGGATGCGCCCTTAGCTGCCAAACTTTTTTTAAGGTTGGAGAATCTCTTCCCTGTTCCTAACTTTGGTTTCTTTGCTGCCATTTTCATTTTGTTTTACCAAAGGTAATTAATTTATGGAATAAAAACCAATTCTGGTTCGGATACATATTCTTTGTGTACTTTGTGTGTTGCAAGATAAAATTCATTTTTCTTGGGACGAAACATTCCTTCAAATTGTTCTTTCCAATCTTCTCGGATACAAAGAACTATTACAGGTTTTTTATACTCCATTTGGTTTATCTCCGTTTAATTTCCTGCTGATAGCGTCAAATACTTTTGAAGTTACCGCAGTTGCTAACATTGCGTCGAACGAGTGCTGATTGAATCCGTTCTTTATCCAATCTGCGTGGAATGCCCAAAGTACAACTAACCACGCCGTAAACATTGTTAAACTTGTTCGGCTCCATTTTAATCTTCCATCGGTTGGGTCTACTCTTTTAAGAGTATGGTCTACTATGTCGTGGACGGTTTGCCGGTAACGTAGAATTAAAAACGTAAAGAAGCATAGTATTAATAAAATACCGATGCCTATTAAAGTATAAACTGTTTCGTCTTTCATTTGCCACCGCATTCACAGTTTGGATAATCACAATTGGTTTCTCTGCATTCAAAAGGCGGTGGAATATGTGGCTGTTTTTCTTTTGGTGGTTGAGTAACCCAAAACCCTATTATTAAAATAGTCATTGCCGAGAAGAACAATAAGCAAAGTAAAACAGTCAGTATAGATGTTAGGTCTGTCTTTGGCTGAATCCAATTCCACGGTTGAATGCAAAGCCACACCAAGAAGAAGAGTGTTCCTATACTTACAAAAGTTACTTGGATTTTTGCGTGGTATTTGCTTATGAATTTTCTCATTTTTGTTTTATGATATTATTAATATTAAAGTTTTTATTGAATTCGTTGGTTTCAGTGCCATTTAAAGTTTTAAAATCTTTCACTTCTTTACCACACTTGCTACAAAAAATATTTAAATCACTTCCTTGTATAACATAAGAATTACAACAAAAACTTAATTGAGCAGTTTCTTGTTTCATAGATTGCCGGGTTTACGTGCCAATCTGTTTTTTTTATGCTGCTCATTTCCTAAAGTTTATTCGTTTACTAATAAATAAATATCCGCCTTGTGGATTCTTAAATGGGTCGTACATTCCGCCGAAGCCGAATTGTTTTGTTTCAAAGCCTGCGTAAAATCCTGCGGTGGGTGTTTGCTGAAACCAACCGCCAGCAAATCCAACAAATAAAGAATTTCGATATTTTGTTTCTGTCTTTGTGATGCTGTAAATCTTTGGACGGTAACTGTGTCGTATGTGGATACTATCTAAATGGTTCTTACTTACAAGTGCGTCGTAAACTACTTTGGAAGTGTCATTGAAAATAGAATCTCTGTACCAACGTTCTTTTAAATAATCGTAAACAATTAAATCGCTGTCTCTGCGAGTTAGAATTTCGTGTGTGGCTGTGTTGTATTCTATTGTTTTTTCTTTGTAAACAGTTGGGTTGGTGAAGTTGTAATTATGAACCTCTGGTTTTGGTGCAAGAATAACTACGGTGTCAATTTTTGGTTTGTATTCTTCTCCACCCGAACACTTGTTGTCTATTAGAATTAATAAAATAGAAATTCCCAGCAAGAACATTACTGCGTTGAAAATTAATTTTGTAGTATTGATTTTATTTTCTTCCATTGGTTTCCAGAATTCTCTGTGCTCTATGTCATCACTCATTTTAATTTACTCAAATCGCAATTTCCGTTTATACCGGGTATCTTACCTTTGTTGTCATATTGCCACATAAAATAATCTCCCCATCCTTTTGGAATAAACGGTTTGCTGCCATAGGTTGCAATCCAAAGCCGGATAGTTCCTAATCCGTGCATCGGAGGAAGATACTCATTCAAAAACGGACCGTAACTGTAAATAACATAATCTTTAATTCCGTGAGCTTCTAAGGTTTTAAAAAAGGTTCTGATATAATCTATTACATACGTTGGTTTCAAACCAATTTTATTTACTTCGATATCAAGCGCAAAAGGTAACGAAGCCTTTGGTAAATTTTTAATTAACCCTACACAATATTCAACTTCTTGTTTTGCGTCGGCTTCTACCATCAAACTGTTAAGTGTGGCATAATGATAATAACCAATTTTTAATCCTATGGATTGTGCGCCAAGTGCGTTGGCTTCAAGACGGGTGTCTTTAAACCCTACACCTTCGCTTACTTTTAAATAGCAACCTTCTAAGTGTGCTAACTTTACTTTTTCCCAGTCGACTTGACCATTATTTGCAGATAAATCTATAATCATTTTGTAAATATAAAACTGTTTAAGGTTGTAAACAAATATTTTTTACTTTACTACACTCAAGTTATTAACATCTTTATTGGCAGAATGAATCTGTCGCTCGAGTATTTCAAACGCTTTATAGAAGCCTGCAAATTCGCTTTCCAGACGATTCTGATTGTCTTTTAATTCGTACTGCTCAAGAACTTTCCCTTCTTTGCTTATTAAAAAAACATTTGCTGCACCATAGGACGCATTAACGAATATTAAATTTTGGTCAAAGGCATCATACAGTATTCTATGGTAAGGCATCGGTATAAAAAGTTTCATTAATACATTACCGAATATAATTGCGCCGTTATCATTCTTAAGAACGCTACACGAATTATAAATTTCTTTTAACTTGGGCGGAAGCACCGGGTAAATCATTACTTTAAAAGCAAGAGGATAATTTTTGTGAATGTCTTTCCAGTTCATATCTGTTGTTTTAATTGGTTTTGCGTTTGGGTTGTTTAATTTAAAAAGAACATTTTTTATTTCGGTAATAAAAACTTCCTGTGCCATTGCTATCTGATTCTTATCTTTGAGTTCGGCGAGGTCAATTTGCAAATCTGCTTTGTCGGCTGTGTCAACTATCTTAATACTGTTTCCGACTGACGATTGCCCAAGTGTATTAACAAGATAATTTTTTAAGGTTTCATCCGTTACGTTATCCAAAAATAACTTTACT